GCGCCCTTAACCTGTACCGGACCTAAGATCATAGCATCATTAGTACCAGAGATAGGATTAGAAGGCAACATACGGTCACTACCCATACCCCAGCTCAAATTACTCAACGTAGTAAAGAAAGCCTCTCTAATCAACTTCTCTAAGTTGACCATAGCCATAGCTCCTACCTTGAACTTAATCTTACGCTCCGTAATAGGAAGATCTTGACGACCACGGAAAATATAAGCGGCAGCAGCCATAAGAGTATCCTTAGTAATACCCATCGGGCGACTATAGTAGATAGTATAACCACGGCGAAGCTGACGGTAGATACCCTCATTCAAATGGATAGGACCATTTTGATCCATAATAATACCACCTTCTTGCCACATCAACTGTCTAGCTTCCAGCTTAACCAACTCAGCCATACAGAATACCTCCAGCGTGGACGCTACCTTAGCCGTACGTAAATCAAGTCTACCATTAACAGTCTTGCCGATAATAGCCAAATCAGGAATATTACCCTCATACTCGCTTCTCATGGCATTCATACGACGAAGGGCAGTCTCCACGAACTCTGAAGTGCTATTCTGGGCGGCCTGCATGGACTTCATACCAGCATACATAGTTGTCTCACCCTCAACACCACGGTGGTTTCCTAAACGGAACTCACAAGTCATGGAACCGGCCTTGTCAGCTCCAGATACCTTAGAGAACTGGGTACTGTACTCACCAAGGGCATGACCGATCTTCCAATAACGGATACCCGGACGTAATTTCTCTTTAGGGAAGTATTTAGCCTTACCGCCAATAACACGACCCCAATAACGTGTCAAATCTCCTTCTGTCTTAGACGGGATCTCACCTGAGATAAGGATATTACAGCCGTTAGCGGCGTCATAGGTAATGACATCATAAGCCGTAAACTCAGAAGTATTCAAAACAATATCAAACAAACCACCGTCAATACCCGGTTTTAGATGATGACCTGAAGTATCCTCAGCCGTAACGACGGCGAATGTCTTTGTAACAGGTAAATCATAACGGAAAGAAGCCCCGATACCGTTTACGGAGATCGTAGCGCCGTTATTGATCATACCCATATACATCGGGACAGGATAGTTAGCGATATTAGAGAACAGATTCAACAGACCCAAATGATTCTTGTCCGGATCCTCATAATACCAGCTCGCCAATGAGCCTAAGTTATGCTCTACGAGCGAAGTCTTATAATTCTTGGCATCGGTGAAGGCAATAACGTTATCGCCATTCACGGTAGCCGGAAAACTTTTTGTCAAAAAAGGGTTCATAATTATCTATCTTTTAATGTTATACACTCTTTGATCCACTTAGATCAAGGAAGTTAGCCTCTATAGTATCATTATCGATATTATTCTTATTTTGCTTTCCTCCCTTATTGCCAGAAAGAAGAGTGATGGTCTTCTTATTGACCTCCATCTTAGCCTTGTTAGTCTTCTGTTTAAGGAACTCGTCCTTATTCATCAAGAACAAAGCCAGATCAGCGGCCATGTCCGGATTCTTGATAGCCTCCGAATAAGCTTTATCTATAGCCGTATGACCTTGATTGTCTATCGGCTTGGTAACGAAATCGACAGCCTTACCTATCATCGTGTCAGTCAACTGGAATCCTGAGCTTATAGACGTCTTAAGACCTTTCTTATAGATCTTCATCTGCTCAATAAACTCCTGTTTCTTTTTTTCGGATTTTTTCTTCTCCTCCTCGATAAGGTTATCCATCTCCTTTTTCAGGATATCATGGAATTTATTTGCCTTGGACTCAATGAACTCATCGCCCTTGCCAATCATCATCTCCATATTATCCTTTATCTCATCTTCCGGCATACCCAACATCTTATAATAATGTTGGATGAC